TAGAAAAGTTATTGATTGGCCAGTGACATGAAAGTATTAGTTACAGGACATCGTGGATTCATAGGTAGATATGTATTCGCAGATTGGAGACGTGAATTGGGTTTTGAAGTACATGGAATAGATAAACCAGATGATGTGAGTAATTTTAAAGGTGGAGATTATGGATTAGTCATTCATCTTGCAGCATGGGCTGATATTCGTGAGAGTCTAGAGAAACCAGAAGAGTATTATATTAATAATGTTGTAAAGGCAAAACCCATTTTTGATTGGTGTCGAGAAACTAATACTAGATTATTATATGCATCGTCAAGTGCAGTGGATGATAATTATTGGGAGAATCCATATGCGATGAGTAAGTGGATTAATGAACAGATGGCACCACCTAATTCAGTTGGAATGCGCTTCACAACGGTCTATGGCCCTGATGTTAGACCAAATATGATGTATGGGTTACTCCGTGATAAGAAAGCAACTTACGTCACAAATCATAAAAGAGACTGGATTCATGTGCATGATGTTTGTACTGCAATTCGTCATCTAGCACCTAGCACAATTACAGGGCCTGTTCCAATCGGATATGGTGAATCAGTTCCTGTAAGAAAACTTGCAGAAAAATTTGGTCAAGGTCATCTTCCAGTGAAAGAATATACACCCGGTGAAGCAGAAGATAATGTTGCAGACATATCAATTATGGCAAGCATAGGATGGATGCCTAGTATTAGCGTTTTAGATTCAGTTGATGTATAATTATAGATATTATATGTTAGAGTAGAATTATGAAAGTTCCAAATTGGCAGCATCATTCCAAGAAGGAACAGAAACGCCACCTTAAACCACAAGCCTTACGACAGGCAAGAAAAAGAAGAAACCACTTAAAAAAGTGTCTACTAAACCCTTCTCGACGAAGGGTTTTCGACTATTATGGCCATATAAAGACGAGACACAATGGCAGTACAACACGAAATCAAATCACAACTCGCTAAACTACTAGCAACAGAAGATTTAGTAGTAGAGCACAAGCAAGTTGAAACAGCATCCTTTAATGTGGAGACAAGAGTATTAGTTCTTCCTCTCTGGGAGAAAGCAAGTAATAGTGTATATGACATGCTTGTTGGTCATGAAGTTGGCCATGCATTGTTTACACCTAATGATGATTGGTACAAAACCTCTGATATACCTCATGGTATTGTCAACGTATGTGAGGATGCACGTATTGAAAAGTTAATGAAGAGAAAGTACATGGGTCTTGCAAAGACTTTCTACTATGGATACAGTGAGTTAAGTGAGGATGATTTTTTTAACTTAGAAGATGAAGATGTAGATAAGTTTAATCTTGCAGATAGAATCAACCTATACTTTAAGATTGGTAATTTTATTGATTTGTATTTTACTGAGAGAGAAACTGAAATAAGAGATTTGGTTGGAAACACTGAGACCTTTGAGGAAGTTTTGGAAGCATCAAAAATATTACATGAGTATTGTAAAGAGGAGCAGGAGAATAAGAAGAAAGTTGCTGATATCGATACTCATCAATTACCATTAAGTGGATCACCTGATCAATTTGATTCACAAGATTCTGATGAAAAAGGTGAGGAAGAAGAAAATGATCAGACAACAAAAGGTGCATCATCTCCTAAGGCTGAAGAAGCACAAGGATCTGATAAAGATGGTGATATGACAGAGCAACCCACATCTGCGGAATCTGATCAAGGTGGAGAAACAAATGATATTGAAGTAAAAACAGTTGAGTCACTTAACGAAAACATTCAAGACTTAGTTTCTAAAGTATCAACATATGAGAATGTTTATTGTGAAATACCTGATGTTAATACTGATCATATCATTGCTAAAAACTCTGATGTTCATAAAGAAATTGATGATCATTATAATGAGGAAATTGCAAGATTAAATGCAAATAATATTCATAATGGATTTCCTACTCGTGATTGGTTTGCTGAACCAGATAAAGAGTTTACAGATTTTAAGCAAAGTGCAAGAAAGGAAGTAAGTTATCTTGTAAAAGAGTTTGAGTGTAGAAAATCTGCAAGTGCATATGCTCGTGCAGCTATCGCTCGCACAGGTGTCCTTGATACATCAAAACTACACACATACAAATTTAATGAAGATATATTTAAGAAAGTAACAGTTCTTCCTGATGGAAAGAATCACGGATTGGTATTCCTTCTTGATTGGTCTGGTTCAATGCAATATGTAATGAAAGACACTTTGAAGCAACTTTATAATCTTATTTGGTTCTGTAAGAAAGTTCAAATTCCATTTGAAGTTTATGCATTTACAAACGAGTGGAGACATTGCACAGAATCTCATTACGGATACTACGGATCTGGAGATTATGGAAAGTTTTACGAAAAGAAAGCTGGATTGATCGCTATTGATAATCAATTTGCCCTCATGAATTTATTTACAAGTGAAGTAAATGGAAAAACTCTTGAGAAACAAATGTTAAACATATGGAGAGTTATTCATAGTTTTATGAACTACGGAATGTCATACCCAAGAAGATTGGCATTATCTGGTACACCTTTAAATGAAGCATTAATTACATTCAGAAAACTTTTACCTGAGTTTCAAAAGAAAGCAAAGGTGGAGAAAGTGCAATGTGTTGTCTTAACTGATGGTGAAGCAGGGCCACTTTCACATCATGTAGAAGTTAATCGTGATTGGGAAGAAGATCCATACATGGGAACAAGAAGATGTATTTCAGAGGTGACATTCATCAGAGATCGTAAGGTTGGTAGAACATATAAGATTGGATACAGACATAGTGATTTTACTGATGCCCTTCTTGAAAACTTGCAAGATAGATTACCTAACGTGAACTTTATTGGTATCAGAGTCTTATCAAATAGAGATGGTATGAGATTTGCAAGACATTACAGCACAGATCAAAAAGAACTTAACATCATGGAAAAAGATTGGAAAAAATCTAAGAGTTACATTATCAAGAATTCTGGATATGATGCATATATCGTAATGTCATCACATCATCTTAATCAAGACGCAGAGTTTGAAGTCAAAGAAGATGCAACTAAATCTCAGATTAAGTCAGCATTTGTTAAATCATTGAAGACTAAAAAACTAAATAAAAAAGTATTAGGCGAATTTATCTCTTTAGTGGTATGATAACTTTCAAGGAATTTATGCAGGAGAGTAGTCTCTCCCGAATAAAAAGTAAAGCTGGTAAGAGTGGTATAGCAACTCTCTCTGCTGATCGCGGTAAATTATCAAGAAAAGAAAATCAAAAAAGATCACAACAATTGCAAAAAGATATTCGTGGCAGATTCGGTAGAGGGCCTACTAAATTAAAAGGATCATATATTGAAAAAGATGAGGATACTGGTAAGGAGACAAAAGTAAAAGAAAAAAGTTTTGCCATAGATCGTGGCAAGATGGGTAAGAGAAAGTTTAAGAAAGAAGTTAAGAAGTTGGGTAGAAAGTATGGGCAGGATTCCGTATTGACTCAAACTAAAAAAACTGCTACACTACATGCAACTAGAAAAGGTAAACCTCTTGGAATCGGTAAAGATTCTAAAGGAAGATCAACAACAAAAGGAGTAGGTGTAGGAAAATTCAGAGCACAGAGAAAAAACCCAGAAGGTCAATCTCAAATTAAAGGGAAAATTTTCAGTTACGGTAAAAATTAATGACACAACAACCTTATGATGACTCCAATTGGAGAGAAGAATACAAAAATTATACAAGTAATAAGAGATATCTTGAATTACTTGAAAATGGGCCAAAAAGTTTATCACAGTCTTGGTTACTTGGTGCGTTATATAGCGAGTGGAAACAAATGAAAGGTTATAATAAATATGATGCGAAGGAAAATACTGGACAATTACAATCCTCTTTTAAAGATTTTAATAAAAAGTATGAGTGAGTTTTGGAAGGTCTGGAAGTACGCTCTCGGATCTTTTAATGATGAGACAACAAAGAAATACGATAATTGGATTTGTATAATTAGAACTCTTGTCATGGTGCAGTTAATTATAACTAACTGTTTTATTGTTGCCGGTAATATCAGACATTGGAATGACTTGGAAAAAGACAATAAAATAAGTGTCCATTTTTTGCAGCAATGTGATCTAAATCGATTATCATGTAGTTATAGAAACGAACTACATCATGACAAAATTATTTGAAATCAAAATGACACGCGAAGAAATCATTGAGGGTCTTAGATCCAATTACGGTATTGAGTTTACAGCTGCTGACGTAAAAGGTTTCTGTGCCATGAATGACATCGGATATTCTACAGTTACTAAAAAGATCGAAGATTTCAAAGTCGGTCGTGGTAAGTGGAATCTTGAAGTCACACAAAAAGCAGTTGACAATATCGAACGCTCCTATAGTGCACCTGCAGTAATGCCTGTTGTAGAAGAAAATCTAACACCAGAGATAGATAATTCATTCGTTAAGTTTGGAAACTTTAATGATATTAAAAATATCATCAAGTCTAAATTATTCTATCCAACATTCATCACTGGTCTATCCGGTAATGGTAAGACTTTTGGTGTAGAACAAGCATGTGCTCAATTAAAGAGAGAGATTGTTCGTGTAAACATTACTATCGAAACAGATGAAGATGATCTTATTGGCGGTTTCCGTCTTGTTAATGGTGAAAC